TCCCATTCATCTTCTGGTACAGAACCTTCTTCATACATCCATCTAAGATTAGAAGATAGGTTTGCATTATGAAGCATTATCTGGTGTGCTTTATTTATTTCTTGTTGTTTACCTATCAATGGAGTAACTGCACTCATAGCAAACGGAGTTCCTGTGTACATATATGGAATAGGAACTATAGGATATTCACTAATTGGAATAATTTGTTCATATAAAAATGCATCATCTCCAACACTACAACATTTTACAATTCTATTTTCATAAAATGGTATTGCATCAACAATATTTTTTTGAACTTCTTTGCTTTTTTTCAAGATATTATAATCAGCGTCACTCATAATTTGTTGTTTAATTATAGTAGCTTGTTCTCTAGCTTCTGAAATAAGTTCCATTTCTCTTTCTTTGATAGCCTGAGCAGCCATCTTTTGAGAGTTATCCACCATCAACTTAGCTCTTTCTGGAATAATTTCACCAGCTTGAACTTGTTGTTCTATTTGCAATTGTTTTTCAATCAACTGAACTTCTAATTCTTGTTGATAAGATTGCATTTGTTCTTCAATGCCCTCTTTTAATAAATCTAATTCCGCTGGAGATGGTTCTATTTTTATATAGACATTGTGATATTTAAATTTCTTTTTTGAATATGTTTCATAGTATGGAATAATATCTTCATCTTCACCATCTGTATTAACACCATAACTAATGTCATCTGGTTGAATACTATCTGTAAACTCTACATCTCTTTGAGAATAAGAAACTACATCAGTTCCTTTAGTAACTTTTTTAATTTTTGCCTCATGTTGTGGAAGCATATTGATAAGTCTTGCCCTAGATATATTCTTTCTTATCTGTATAAAAGCAGCGTCTCTAAATAGAAAATCTCTACTTGCTGGGTCTATATAAACATCATAAGGGTCTACTCTATTAAATCGGACCTCCCCCATTCCCCTATCTGCATCTTTATCTATGTCTACAAGAAAGTATCCCAATCCTTTTGTAAGCGAATCTAGTACAACTTGACTATATAAAGACTTACCATTTGATAGATACCAACAATAATCTGCAACATCAGAATGTACTTGAGCTACGTCTACATCGTCTCCTGTCGCTCCTACTGCTTTCCACTTTGGGTCATTTGCAGTAACAAAATATTTCATTATTTCTATTATAGGAGTTATCCTATTAATAGTGAATGTTGGCATACCAGACTCTTCCAACATAGTCATTTCGTCTTTAGTCAATTGCTCATTTAGATAAAAATCATATCCTTTTTGACTAGTTATCTGCCATCTTCTTCTATTGGAATTATTTGATTTATCCCATAGTTGTTTATTTATTTGAGCTTTTGTTTTATTATTTATTCTTGCCAATTATTTACTTCTTCTTTTTAGGTTCTATGTAAAAAATATTGTCTTTTGAATATCCTTTATATAAAGCAGAATCTTGTTTTGCTTGTTGTTTTTTACTTATAGGGTCAAATATATTTGTATATAACCTTTGGCAATTAAGTTTTTGTTTTTCAGTTTTTGCTTTTTTCATACAATCAGCCATTTTTGATTGTCTTTCTTTTCTATTTTCGTATACACCTTTTAGTTTTGCCACAATTAATCCCTTATCTCTACATGAACTAAGTCATCAAACTTATTATCATTAATATCTCCATCAGAATCCCAATCGCCTCCCCACCTAATCTTTAATCCCATTGAGTGACCAATACCTCTCAACATTCCACCCATGTAGTGAAACATTTCTCTATCTTCCCAATCTATCGGGTAAGGAGCGAGGTCAACAGCTTTTCCTTCTATGTGTTTGGAATACTTAGTTTTAGTTTTCCCCTGTGCTAACAATTGCTCTTGCCGCTCCTTACTCCGTAATCCTTCAATAATAGTAACATCCATTATTTTAATCAATTCGTTAAGAACATTGACTAGCCTAGAATCAACGCCTTTGAGACGCTCTCTACTCCTTTTACCAAACTTATACATTATTTCTTAGCGCAAGAATACTTACGGCCTTGCCATTCAAAAGTAGAACCAGCGCTTTTACCTTTGCACTCTTTTTTGAAAGTTGACCTAAAACTACCAGCTGCTTTAGAGTCTTTTTTATACTTTACAAAGTCTCCACCCTTAGTTTTTACAACACCAACAGCACCTTTAGATACTTTAGTTCCTTTTGCAGCTCCGATTTTCTTAGCCCTTCCCTTACTTGTCATTCCAGAAATTTTTGATTTTGCTTTTTTAGCAAGTGAACGCAAAGGTTTCTTTTTAGCTGGAAGAGGCCCTTGCATTTTACCAGCCTTCTTTGCTTTTTTAAATTTTCTTTTTGCTAGATACTTTTTTATCATTTTCTTTTCCTTTTTTTATGCAACTAACCAACTTTTAGCTTTTCGCTTTGGTTTAAACCAACTTTTTTTCTCCTTGTCTTTTTTCATATTTGGAGGAAAAGCGTGTATTTGTGAATAATAAAGACTCTCAATTGTATCATCGTGAGCCATTTTCGGGCCGAAAGTAAGGATTTCGTTAATTAAATCAAACATATTTCTTCTTAAATGTACTGTTCCTGTACTAAAACGAGCCGAAAGACCAGAATAAATGCGATTTCTTTTCTGTACTCCGCCAGGTTTTTCTGGAATTACTGCAATATCGAACTTATTTAACCTTCTTCTTTCGTCATTTAATGCTTGAAATATACTTCTATTCATTGCTACGTCTTCTACAGTAGATGAAGTACAATTGTATTTTTGATGTAATTCTAGTATAATATCTACTACACCTTTCTTTCCTATAATATCTCCTGTCTCTGGATTTTTAGAACCAATAGTAGGAATACTACGATGTCTTTCATATTCAAGCACATATAATTCATTATTTGCATCAATAGCTATGACAGTAATAACAGAAAAGTCACTATGCTTTGTGTCAATATCTGTAGCGGGGTCACAACCAATAAATGTATTAACAGGTATATCATCGCCATCTTTGACAATATAATTAATGCCATCTTCATTTTTAAAATATCCCTCCCAGTATCTTATATGTTCTCTTCTCCATATTGCATCTTCTTCTGATTGTACTTCCATCATGTACTCTTGATAGAATTTTTGTGGTTGACCAGAATCTGAATAAAACTTTTTCTTTTCTTGTATTTTAGAATACGGAAACCATCCTTCCCATAATGGAGTCTTATCATCTAATAATGCTTTGTATGTAATTACCTTCCAAGCAAAGTCTTTATTTTCTTTTTTAGCTTTTGCATATTTACTTAATAAATTATTTATAAATGAGTCATAATGTACTGGAGTACCATTAACACGCAACCGACCAGTATGAGGTTCGATAGCAGGATAAACAACAGCAGTAACAAGGTTAGCGTTCTTATCTCTGGCTTCCTTCGTAATAGTGTTGGCCTCATGCTCGAAGTCATCGAGTACGATAAGGTCATATCTTTTATGTAACTTCGCACCTCCTCTAATTCCCGCCACATTGCTTTTACTAATAAGCTTACACCCATTTGATAACTCTATATCTTCTTCTGTCCATTTCTTTCCTTTCATTTGTCCAAAGTAATATTTTATGGAATCATTGTTTTCTAAGTGATATTTAATATAATCCATATTTCCTACACTAAGTTTCTGAGTAGCAGATACCCATGCATAAAATAGGAAGTTTTCTTTTGTAGCAAATACAAAGTCTTTTATAATAGATGCTTTTGTAAGAACTGTTTTACCATGACCTCTAGGAACAATGATTGCAGTTTGTTTTACATTTTTATCATCTATAGCATCTGCAATTTCATAATGAAAGAATGGAGTTTCAGACCTCATAAAATCATCTGGTAAAAATAATTTACCAAAAGATATAAGGTCTTTATATGCTAATCGTAAAGCTTCTTCAGCTTTGTTTACGTTCTGACTGTTTATATTTGCCATCTAAGAACTTACTAAACTTATCTTCTAATTTCTGCATTTCAATAAAATCATTAAATAAAGTTTCAGTTACCCTAAGTCTTTCTACAACAAATTCCAATCTAGAGTAAAGACTCTGTATAGAACGTCTCATATCGTGTTTAGTAATTGTATTTCTCTTTCTCATGTTGTTTCCATCTTTTCTGGTACTGGCAACATATCTATTATTTTGCGAATCCTAAGTATGTCGTAATATGTTTTTGATGACATATCGTACAATATGTATTCTTTTTTTACGTTGTTGTTTAATTTTTTTAATAAAACAATAGCTTCGTCTAGTTCCATTTCATTTGGAATATCATCTAATGCATCTGCCCATTTTTCTC